CATTAGAACAAGCTAAAAATAACAGGTTAGACCACAAGAAATATCTAAAACTAAAAAACATTTTTAAAGAAAGTTAATAGAGTAAAGGAGAGATAATGTGTGTAGATGGTGAGGATTTAATTAAAGAAACCAAGGGGAATTGGAAAATTGGAGAGATGAAAGAAATATCATTTGAAAGTTATAGTCAAATTAACGATATGTTAAATGAACTTAAGGATGCAAAAAAGCAACTCGAAGCCAAAAACAAGCAGCAAGAGAAGTTGTTGATTGAGGCTTGTGAAGAAATTATGAAAGACACAACGACAGGAACCTATGACAATTGGCGATGTAAGTTTATAAGAAAAGTAGGGATAAAAGAGCTGCTAGAAAGAAATGAAAAGGATGAGTCATGATGTGCGAGAATTGTTACTCAGAGATAATTGAAGATGAAATGACAATAAAATGCGACAAATGCGAGTGTAAGGATATTGAAAAATATGTTGAATCATTAAAGCATGCAAAAATTCTCAAAGAAGAAAACAAGAAACTTCGAGCCTGTGTTGAGCTTTATGCCGAAGCGAATAGAGAAATTTTGATGAGCGGAGAGAGGGCAAGAAGAACACTAATGGAGATTGATTTAAAACTGTGACTTATAATTTAGAATAAATAACCGGGGGTTATAATGGAAAAGAAAGACAGAGATGCTAGATTGATGAGATCTACACTTGAGACTATTTTGGATATAAAGGTGGATATTAAAGAGCCTGGAAGCTTTATCAGAGATATTGATATGATTAAGGCTTTGGTTAAGACTGTTTTGGCGGTTACTGATGAGTAATCGAGAACTCACAACTCCCCTTGACGCTTATTACGCACTAAAGAGGGATTATGAGAAACTATTGATCCAAGTTCAAGCAGAATTAGTACAGAAAGAGTACTATAAAAAGAAGGTTTCTGATCTTTCGGGGCTTATGGCTATTAAAGATGTGAAGATTTTTAACTTGAATATGGCTCTGGAGCAGTCGGTCGAGAAAGAAAGCAAATAACTCAAACTTAAATATCTTTATAGTGTTGAATTAGACATCTAGAATAGACAGATGAATAACTTAATATTATTGCCGACTATACATACAACAGAAGAAAGAATACAGAATCAAATAGATATGTTTAAGAGTATGTTTGTCTCGCAAGAGGGCGACATTGAGACTTGTGAGCAGTTAATAGGTATAGTTATCAATTACTTGGCTGAGTTTGATGATGAGAACATAATGCTTAATCAGGCTTACGTTAAATTACAGGAAGCTAACTTTTGGCTTGATTCATCTCTTGGTTACTGATATATAGTATTTACCACCTCAGTTGAGAACTTAAAACTCTCTCACCTTTCAGCCTCCAGCCATTACTGACTCTGGGGGCTTTTTTTATGATCTTTGTGAGCGAAAAGAGCAACTATTGAGACATAATACTCTTAATAGGTTTGGCTAGCGCTCGCATTGATCGCCATTATTTTTGACAGATCCAATCTTATTAGCAATCATTGATAAAAAGAAGTTGTACTTCAAACTTATCGGCAGTGCTGAAAAGGTAAATTATGTCAGAAGAAACTAAACCAGCTAATCCAGTTGGTAGACCTACATCATATAGAGAAGAGTATTGCGAAAAGCTAATTCAGCACATGGCTGGAGGATTAAGTTACGAATGCTTTGGAGCTACAATTCGCGTTGCACGAGCTACAGTCTACAGTTGGGAAGCTAGATTCCCTGAATTTCTGGACGCTAAACGCCTTGCGTTCGATCAATCATTGCTATATTGGGAAAGTGCCGGAAATGCTGGGATGTATATGGGCGGTAAAGATAATCCGTTTAGTGCGACTATTTGGAATATAAACATGAAGAATAGATTTGGCTGGAAAGATAAGGTCGAAACTACTCACGCTGTTACTGATGAAGTTAAAAAGCTCATTATTGATATGGGCGAGTAATTGACTGATCTAATATTCAAACCATTCGATAAGCAAAAAGCATTCGTTAGATCTAAGGCTAGATTTAGAGGTGCATTCGCTGGAAAACGTGGTGGAAAAACGGAAATAGGCGCAATAGCCTCAATTATACTCCAAGAGCAAAGACCAAATTACAAGCCGAACGGTATTGATCCATACCTGGGAATTATAATAGCACCAACTAACGATATGCTTAAGCGTCTTAGCTGGAAGAAATTCATGGCTTACGCTAAACCTTGTGGAATGATCAAGCAAGATTGGAAAGCACCGCTAGAAATAGAGTGGCACGACTCGAAAGAACAAAATGAATCAGAGATTTATGGAATATCGGGCGAGAAACCTGAAAGATTAGAGGGTGTAAAGGCTAATTGGATCTGGATAGATGAAGTATTTCAAATCAAAGAACAATTATTTTTAGAAGCATTAGCGAGAGTATCAGATTCACAAGGTTATATAATTTGCACTGGATCTTTAGGTGTTCAATTTGTTAACCCTAAACAGCACTGGGCTTACAAGTATTTCAAAGAAGAGATTGATGCGGAGTTTGAATGCTTTGAGTGGGGAACATCAGACAATCCATATTATCCACAAGAAGAACTTGAGAGAAATAGAAACCTATTAGATCCTCAAACATTTAGAGCTATGTTCGAGATATGTTGGGATGTTATACCTCAGAACGCCGTATATAATAACTTTTCAGATGACAATATAATCCATAATCTTCAATATAACCCAAAGCTACCAGTGTTTTGCTGCGTCGATTGGGGTTGGTCACATCCAATGGCTTGTGGAATGTTTCAATATGATCCCAGGCAAGACATCGTTTATCTTATTAATGAGGTCGTTAAATCAAGAATGGAGCTCAAGGAGTTAGCACTCTGGATAGCTCAACAACCATACCAGATACAAGAATATATATGTGACATAGCTGGGAATCAGGAGCGAGAACAAACTGGTAAATCTAACGTTAAATGGTTTAAAGACAATCATAGCATCTCTTTCAAGTTTAGAACGTCAGGTATTAATGTCGGTTGTTCTCTCGTTAGAAGCTATATAAAGAACGCTAACGAGAAGATACGATTCTATGTTGCAAGCCATTGTAAGCAGACAATTGACGGTTGTACTCGTTATAAGTATCCTGAAAAGGACGGCATAATACAGAACGAGAATCCGGTCAAGGAAGACGATGACGCGGTTGATATGATTAGATATTATTTTATGTTTAAACATGATCCGAAATATAAAAACCAGAAATCAATAGCAATTAATTCATATAGATAGGATATAAAAATGATCAGTTTAGTAAGCCAAGACGAGAGAATCCGTTTAATAGAAAACATCAATAGCGAGAACAATAAAGCTAGAAAACAAGTAAGCTTAAAGAGTTCTGAAGTTGCTGGTGGTAGATTAGAGCAATATGTAAAAGAAAGACTTCTTGGAGAATTAGCTAACAATTCAGTTAAAGAGATGCCTATTGTATCTAGTATCAACATTCAAAAGGCTATCACTGAGAAGAAAGCTACAATATACAAGAGAAGCCCAACTAGAGTATTCACTGACACATCAGATGAGCAGAAAGAGACCTTAGGTCTTATCTATAAAGATATGAAGCTAAACATGAAGCTCAACAAAGCCAATAAGAACTATGTTTATCAAGATCAAACTATCGGTATGATTGTTCCGAAGAATGGAAAGTTAACCGCTAGAGTTATGAAAATGCACCAGGTCGATGTTGTTCCGAGTTTAGTTGATCCTGAAGTTGCTGAAGCTTACATCTTAAGTGCTTTTGATAGGTCTTTATATATACAGTACGATACCGAAAAGAAGGATTATGATACAGCGACAGGACACCGTGGGCGAGCTGACAGATCTACAGCGGCTCAAGACCAAGATATAATGGTTGCTGAGAAGTATCAGTTTCAAAAGTATGTTGAGAAGTATATTGTCTGGACTAATGAGCTCCACTTTATGATGAATGGTCATGGTGAAGTGATTGATCCTGTTACTGGTGAGGCTTCAACTGATGTAGATATTAGTAATCCAATTGGCATGATGCCTTTCTTCGAAGTATCTAAAGATAAAGACTTTGAGTACTTTGTTAGAAGCTCTAATGCGATGACTGACTTCACTATTCAATTCAATACTCAGCTTTCAGATCTAGCTAACAATATCAAAATGAATGGTTATGCTG